ATCGCGGCTATCCATGTGCGAGACTGGGAAACTGCTGCAAAAGAGATGGCCGATAGTAAGTGGCACAGGCAAGTACAGAACCGAAGTGGACGACTAATTACCCGTATGCTTGCAGTAGGAGAGGACGATGAGAGCTAAATACGTCGCTGCGGTTAACGAGCAGGGAGACGTAGAACCCGAACACGCGGTAGAGGTAGTTTGTGCTAGCTGCGGCTATGATCTGGATGCTGCTGAGCTTGAAGCTGATACTTGCTCCGATTGTGGTAACTCGTTACAATTAAAGCGTAGTGTATCTATTACAGTGACCACACTCCCGCTGTTTGGGGTAACGTCGGAGTAACCTAAATGCCCCTTAAAAAGTTAGCCCTAAAACCCGGAGTTAACAGAGAACGCACCCGTTATACTAACGAAACCGGTTGGTATGAGTGCGATAAGGTGCGCTTTCGGCAGGGCTACCCCGAGAAAATTGGTGGCTGGCAGCGTATATCTGCTAACACGTTTCAAGGCGTGTGTAGGTCTTTGTGGTCGTGGGTAACACTAGGCAGTCAAAACTATGTGGGGGTGGGCACCAACCTCAAGTTCTATTTAGAGCTTGGCGGGGTCTACTACGACATAACGCCCATTCGGGCCACAACTACCAACACGGCTACTTTTGCCGCTACTAACGGGTCTTCTACGATTACGGTTACTGATGCGTCCCACGGTGCTATGGTGGGTGATTTTGTTACGTTTAGCGGCGCAGTGTCGTTGGGTGGTAACATTACGGCGGATGTTCTAAACCAAGAATATCAAATCCAAACAGTTCCTAATTCTAATACTTACACCATCACCGCCACAGCCGCAGCCAATGCATCGGACACCGGCAACGGTGGTGGGAGTGTAACCGCCGCCTACCAGATCAGTGTTGGTGACGCTATTTCTGTACCCATTACGGGTTGGGGTGGCGGCGCTTGGAGCAGCGGTGTTTGGGGTACTGGCGGCACTACGGCCTCACCTATGCGTCTCTGGAGCCAGTCTAATTTTGGCGAAGACCTTATCTTTGGCCCTCGCGGTGGCGGCATATATTATTGGGATGTTACGTCAGGTACTTCTGCGAGGGGCGTAAATATATCTACGCTGGGTGGCGCTTCCGACACCCCTACAGTGCAGAACTTTACTCTCGTGTCAGATATTAACAGGTTTGTGTTTGCGTTTGGGGCGAACACGATAAGCACATCCACACAAGACCCCATGCTTATTCGGTGGTCTGACCAAGAGGATGCCGCTAACTGGACCCCCAGTGCTACCAACCAAGCAGGTTCTTTACGGCTATCTCGCGGCACCGAGATTGTTACGGCCCAGCAATCCCGTCAGGAAGTGCTTGTTTGGACTGATTCCTCGGTCTACTCCCTACAATATTTGGGTGGTCAGGCTGTGTGGGGCGCTCAGATCGTCGGCGACAACATATCTGTTGCCTCACAAAATGCAGTAGCCTACGCCTCTGGCGCGTCGTTCTGGATGGGGCGTGATAAGTTCTACATGTACGATGGGCGCACGCAACCACTACCCTGTGACTTGCGCCGGTATGTATTTAATGACTTTAACGAAGCCCAGATAGATCAGGTATTTGCCGGGACAAACGAAGAGTTCCATGAAATCTGGTGGTTCTACTGCTCTGCTGACTCCACATCGGTGGACAGATATGTTGTCTATAACTACCTCGACAAGGTTTGGTATTACGGCAGTTTAGCCCGTACAGCTTGGTTGGACTCCGGCACGCGACAGTACCCACTTGCGGCCACTTACACCTACAACCTCGTAAACCATGAGGAGGGTGTGGACGACAACGAAACTGCTACGACTACAGCTATAGATGCCTTTATAACCTCGGCTGAGTTTGATCTGGATGATGGGCACAGGTTCGCTTTTATATGGCGCGTGCTACCTGACATGACCTTCGATGGGTCAACGGCTTCTTCTCCTGCGGCCACTATGACCTTTTACCCGCTTAAAAACTCTGGATCTGGGTACACAAGCCCAGCTTCTGCGGGCGGTACTAGCAGTGGAACCATAACGCGGACTGCAACGGTACCTGTTGAGGCTTTTACGGAGCAGATAAACACCCGTGTTCGGGGTAGGCAGCTAGCTGTGAAGGTATCTTCTGATGCCGTTGGTGTGCAGTGGCAGTTGGGTTCCCCACGCTTGGATATGCGTCCTGATGGCAGGCGGTAATGGCAAACGAAATAGACAACGTAGAGCCACCCGCACTACCTTTACCCACTGAAGAGTACGACCGCCCCGCAGCCGATCAATCCAACAACGTGCTGCGGCTGTTCTTTAACCGGCTGGCCTCCATAGTAAATACACTGCTGAGCACGGATGACGGCGGTAAGTACCTTTATATGCCTCGCGGGCTGTTTTATAGCACCGTTGACCAGACAGCCGCGCTCGCAAATACGGGCTACGCCGTTGAGTTTGAGAACACTTATATTGGTAACGGTGTCTCTATCGCAGGTGCTGATAACACTAGAATCACGGCAAGTTCCGATGGCGTGTACAACTTCCAAGTGACCTTGCAGTTGGAGCATAACAACTCATCAGCCGCTATCTTATGGACGTGGATTAACAAGAACGGTACTGACCAACCATATGGTGGGCAGAAAAACATTCTCAAAGGTAACGACGATATTGCTGTACATTGGAACTTCTCGATTGACCTAACAGCGGGTCAGTACATTGAGATGTACTGGGCAACGGACGATACACAGCTTAACTTACACACAGAAGCAGCTACAGCACCTCACCCCGGCCTACCATCTGCTGTCGTTGCGGTGTCGTTCGTAAGTAACTTATAGCGCGTGTTTGCCGCGTTACCTCTACTATGCTAGCATCCGCGCCCCTTTAACGGAGGTGCAAAAATGGACCATGTAGCGCTCTTTAACGAGCTAGTAAAAGTAATCAAAGTGGTTGGTGGAGAGGAAGCTCAAGCCACATCAAAGGATGACAATATTACTGAGATAGGTTTAGACAGCCTCGATATAGTTATGCTCCACATGTATGTATCGGAGTTGTACGGCCTAGATGACGAAGCGGCCAAAAGCATACCGGTGGACACAGTAGAGGCCGCGTTTACCTACGCAGAAGAACACGGCACTAGAAAGCCTAAGTCCCTAGAAGAAGCGGTGAGGGACGTGCAGTGATATACATGACGCATTGCGTTACCGCCTGCACTACTGAATCCACCGTATACGAAGACATAGCCTACCCACAAAGGGTGCACATATTCCCGGAGACTTACAGCCGGATTAAGTCTGGCATGTCTTACCCACCCCACGTGATGTTCAGTAAGGTAATTACACCTGAAGTACTGGAGTACGTGAAGAATAACCCCGTAAAAGGCAAAACCGCTTTTTTGTTCGCCGCTGGTAGTCAGGGATGGTCCGGTATTGGGGGGCGGTACGATAAAAACCCCGATGCAGAGCTACACTACAAGACAGAAATACCCTTCATAACACTAACCAACATATACGCTGGACGTATCGCGTCCATGTTTGGGGTAGAGGACTATGTAGCAACAGATGCTACAGCCTGCGCGTCCGGGCTAAAAGTTCTCTTGGATATGCAGAACCTTATGTTTCAGTATGGTTTTGATAGGGTTATCGTTCTTAGCGGCGAAGACTCTGTATCCATACCTTCCCTTGAGTTTTTCGGGGATGCCAACGCCTGTCTACTCCTAGACGACGAGGAGGAACGCAAGCCCTCCGCATTTGATAGTGTCAACTACGGGTTCCACGTTGGGCAGGGCGCTGCGCTTACTATATTTGAGGCCGAGCACGCCGATATGGCTACGCCTATAGCTCGGTTTTTGGGTGCATATACGTCTGCGGAGAACCTGACCAACCCGCTCGGCCAGCGAGAAGACGGGGCTGGGTACACAAAAGCCATAGAAGGTGCATTGCTTGTAGCCAAACTGGACGCTAATGTAGTAAAATTAGTTAAGACGCATGGCACCGGTACTCCGGTAAATAATGCTGCAGAAAAAACCGCCCTCACTAATACATTAAGTGAGTTCATCGCTACGTCGTATAAGCAACGTATAGGACATACTTTGAGCGCCAGCGGTCTTTTAGAAACAGGTCTGCTGTTTGAAGATATAGCAAGAGGTTCTATCCCCGCTATACCTAACCGAACAGAGCATGATCCTGTTTTTATATCTAATGACTGCCCCGCTCCCGAAGGCGTTGTTCTTAGCTTGGCAGCGGGTATGGGTAATGTGTACTCGGCGGCATTGTTTGAGGCTGTGGAATAGCTATGGACATAGTAGATAGCAATGATAAGAAGTTAGAGGGGCCGGAGATTCTAGTTCTGGCTGCTAACTCAAACAACGGTGCTGCTGCCTCTGTAGGGGATGTTTACGCTCCAGATGTAGCTCTTGCTTCTATCGCTCAAGAATTAAAGATGCCAAGCGCTGATATTCGGCAGTATGGCAATACCGTGTTCTTGGGTCATAGAGGGAAAGGGCAGAACCGAAACAAGATGGTTGGCCGCGCGTTCAATGTAGATACTGGGCGTAACTTTGTTAACAACTCACTCGAATATATCCGGTATCTTCAGAAACGTGGTATAACTCATTATACTACTTGGTTTAACGGTGAAGGTTTCCTCAACGGTTTCCGAGTGTTTCAACGCCTCACAAAAGGCTCTGATACCCAGATCGGTATAGCCCGGCGTGATGAAGGCGGTTACATTGTTTACATAAAGATAGGTAAACAACCTATTTTAGAGAGTATGTAGATGGGTGCAGTAGCGAGCGCGGTTGGTGGTGCTGTAGGTTGGGTTGGCGATGCCGTATCCAACGTAGCCGAATTTGTCGTTGACGACATCCTATCGCCGGTTGTAGATGTCGTTGGCGGCGTTATTGAGGGTATGGCTAACGACCCTCTCGGCACGATTATCTCAATCGGTGCTGCTGCTACTGGTAATCCGTGGGTCATAGCTGCCGCTGCCGCCGCCAACTCCGCTAGAAATGGTGGTGATATAGGCGACATGCTGCTTTCTGCCGCTGCATCTTACGCAGGCTCTTATGCTGGCGATATCGCAGGTGAAGCTGTTGGCGGTTACGTAGGTGAAGCAGCGGGAGAAACTGCTGGTAAGATTGCTAGTAGAGCTGCATCAAGTGCTACTCGGTCGGCTGTTAGCGCGGCCCTGACTGGTGGGGATATTGGAGCCGCTCTTCTTAACGGCGCTCTTAGCGGTGCAGCCAGTGCCGGGTTAAGTGAATTAGGTGACTATGTAAAAAGTGAGTTTAGTAATTCACTAGATGTGGATGAACTTAGTACGGATGTAGATTACGAAGGGTTTGATGACACCTTCCTGTCTACAAAAGATAGTATATTCAACGAGCTATCTGACCTTGTAGAGGGCTTCCAAGAACTACCCGAGGTAGTTCAAGACATGGTAACGGGCGGCGCTAGTGCAGCCATTTCGTCACTTGCTACGACAGGTGAGATAAACGAAGACCTTGTAGCTGGGTCTATTATGAGCGCTGCCGTTACGACCGGTATTGTTAAAGAAGCAATAGGCGATAACGAGTTTTTTACGGCTGACACTGACGAAGCCAGACTTCGTAGTGCGCTGCTCACTAATGTAGTGAACGATACTATTAAAGCTGGATATGCGGGTGCAGACCCGTATCAAGCGTTTCAGGCTAGTTTCAACGACCAAGCTATATCCGGCTTGAGAGAGGCTATTGATGACGCAACAGAGGGCGGCGTAGACCGGATCATTGACGAGATTACCGGTGCTCAAGCCGCTGTAGACGAAAAATACGCAGCGGCCAATCAGGTAGGCGCGGAGGTAGACATAGCCCGTGGCGCTGTCCAAGAAATCTACGACGAATACACCGCCGCAGTCGACAAATATAACGCCGATATTAACGTAAGCATTACCGATCAGGCCGCTGCCGACGCACGGCTAGCAGAGATCGACGCTATTAAGGCTCGGTTGGATCAGTCTGTAAGCAGATACCAGACTATTGAAGCCGAATACAGCACTGCTGTGGCTGAGTATAACACCGCTACCGACGACCTTATTCGATCTGAACAGTATATTGATGATCTCATGCAGCCTGTAAATGAGGTTGCTACTAAGTATATGGTTGAAACTCTCACTGGGTATGCGGAAGACCCCGAAAGCGGCGCGTTAGTACCTAACTTCAAAGCCGAAGAGTACCGCGAGCTACACAATCTTCCCGAAGACGTAGACCCGTACCAGCATTGGCTCGCTACCGGTCGCCAGAACGATATCAGCCAAGAGGCTCGCGACACTAAGGTAGATGAAACCATCCGGGCCAAGCTAAGCAATGTTATCCTAGAGAATGTCGATACTAAACTTAACAGTATCGAGGACATTGATGATCTTGTTAATAGCGTAAAAGCATCTGTGGGCGGGGATCTTGCTGCTGCCGATAGCGACGGCGTATTGTTACTTGCCCAAGAATATCTGGATGGTGTTGAAGCCAGAACGCCTACAGGCAACGTCTCTATAGCCCGTGATGAGGGTGTAACTGATGCTGATATTGTCTCTGGCGAAGCTCTAGCCATATTCAACCGAGTTGGCGAAGAAGTAGGTATAACTTTCACCAAAACCCCAAATCTAGGTGCGCCGGTATTTGATGCACGGCTAAACCGTACTGTGCAG